TTTAGCGTAGATAAGTACGTCACGTTTCATCTCTGCTGATGTTACGCGGCTTACGTCACGATTAAATAGAACTCGGTAAACATTCTCAAGCTCTTCAATTGAAAGCTCACGAGCTTTGATTAACGCATCAACTTCAGCTGTTAGGTATTCTACCTCTGCTTGAGCATCTCTCTCGCTATCTACTTCTTCAAATACATGACCATTCATCGGATGGTAATACAAGAACTCTTGCAAAACAGGATTTTGTTTTGGAACAGATAAGAATCCATTCTCAAAAATAATTGGTTCTACAAGTGGGTTGTTGTCTTGTTCGTCCTCGAACGGTGATTTTTGGTTGATTGCATATCGCATTGGGCGATTTACATTTTCTTCTTCATCAAACCAAAGTAATGGGAATCGTTTGTTGTTTCGAGAAGCCAACATAAAGGATAATGGTGCTTTCTCATTTTTTAGCCTGTACAAACGGTCAGCAGGCTTTAGCTTTACTCTTTTCATGATATGATATAATTAAAATTAAAAATAGGGAAGTGTTCTTGAGAACACTCCCCTTTTTGTGAATCCTAAGATTATGCTCCGTAACGGAACAATACGAAGTTATTTGCACCAAGTGTACATACAGCACGCTCAGACAAGAAGTTAACTTCCATTGCATCTAAGTCGCTTGTTGCAGCACCTCCGGCAGAACCTGTAATCCAAGTTTTGTAACGACGGTCTTCAGTCTCAGAAGCACGGTAACGAACGTGTAAGAACGGACGTTTCGCGTTTTTACCAAGAATTTGGTCGTATACAGTTGTTGAACCTGCAGGAACTAATAAACCTGTAATTACGTTAGCTGTTGACGGGCTTGTTGCAGAAGCTGTCAATCCACCACGCATTGTTGGGTCGTTCAAGTATTTCCAATCTGTTTTGTAGAAGTCATAACCACGACGGAATCCTGTGAAACCTAAGTTCAAGGCCATGTCTTTGTCATTATCAAACAAACCATAAGAAGTACCACCTGCTCCGTAAGAGTTTTGTGCAGCTAACATATCGTCGATGTCAAAAGAGAAATCACGATTTAAGAACAATACGTTCTCTTCGATAGAACCTTGTTTGTCCAAACGAGAGATGATTGTATCAAAGTCAGCCAAGGTAGTTGGGTTACCACCACCCCATACGTTACCGCGAGAGTTAACAACGTAGAATACTCCTTCAGAACCTTTATTACCATAAGTAGGGTTCAAAGAAGCGTTAACAACTCCTGAACCTGTTTCAGCAGGTACAGCCTCTAACATTGCAGTCTCTAAGTAATCTTCGAAACGTAAACGAGTTTCATGCTCTGATTTCAAATACCAAAGGTATCCTGTAGCACCATTCTCAGTTGTTACTTCAATCCATCCAATTTGAGCCATATCAGACCCTGATACTGCATACTTGTCTTTGATGATGATTGGAGAGTTAGCGAAGATTTCGTCTTCAGCTTCCAAAGAACCAATCATTCCTGTAGTTCCTTTTTTAAACTCAGAACCGTAAACAAATACAGTAAACTCATTTACTGTAGAAGCATTCGTCATACCATTAGCTTCGTAGAAAGCAACTGTAAACTGAGCAGTAGCTGTGTTAACTGCAGTAACGATAGCTTTGTTTTGTGTAGGACCTGCTACGTTTGGTGTAATCATTACAGTTTGTCCTGCGCGGATAGCGATACCTGATACGTTCAAGTCATTCACTTGGAATGTTGCACTATCTGCGTTAGATAATGTTGCTGTAGAAACAACTTTAGTATACTTCGTGTGAAGACGACCTTGTTCTGCCCATTTGATTTGGTCAGAGATAGACGGCATCTCAGCTCCTACCATACGTAAGAAAGATGCAACGGTACGGTTTCCGTAACGCTCAAATTCTTTCTCATATGTATCAGGTAAGTACTGATTCATGAAGTTAAAGTTTGTCATGTAGTTAGTTGACAATGGTACCTGTTCAGCACTTGGCTGTAACTGATACCCCGGTGTTGATAATAAAGACATTTTTTTTTCTTTTTAAATTGTTTATATTCTTTTTGCGCTTCTAATTTTTAATCCGCGACCTGTATCGGGATTAACTTCTCGTATTTGCATTCCACCCTTATTGATTGTTTCAGGCGCTCGACGCTCAGACATTTGCACGTTTTTAATTTTCTTTGTGACGTCGTCAGTTGCATCAGCCTGCCCTTGTTCGTAAAAGAACTTAGCAAACTTGTCAGGGTTCATTGCAATAGATAAGGCTCTATGGTATCCTGATGCATCCTTCATTAAGCCATCTTCACCCACATACTTATTAATAAAGCTGAATGGTGTTGAATGGACCTTCTTGAGCTCTGCAACATCTCCCGGGGAGAAAACAATTTTCTTGTCGTCAATACTGAACTCAAAACCTTTGAACTCTTGACTAAACACCTCATCTGTCTTCTTTTGGAACCACTCGCTTTTACGCTCGTTTTCCTCCTGTAGGGTCTTAGCTTCTTGCATATATTGCTTATATGCCTCGTATTCCTCTTTTTCACCTTCGGGAAAAGCAGCCGTTCTTGACTCAAGGGGCTGTTTATATTTATCCTTCTGACTATTAAAGTAGTCTTTGGCTTGGGCAACCATTTTTTTCTTAGCAATCTTGGCCTTCTTAATATGAGAGTCATCATCTAAATCCTCATCATAACTGAAGTCCTCCATCATAGCATCAATGTCATCCTCATCGAGTCCAACCTCTGTTGCCATGTAGTATTGCTTTATAAGCGAATCAGGATTCATGGAATCAAAGTCCTCTTGAAGTCTCAAGTAGTCTTGGATACCACGACCTGTTTCTTTTTTGTAGTTTAGAAAGGAAGCTACCTCAGGGTCTAAATCATCTTTCTCCTGACGTGTAGCCATTAACTCATCAAATGAGGTAATCTCTCTATCGTACCTTTTTCCTAAATATGAAAGAACGTCTTCATCTTTTAGTTCGTATGGTGTTGGCTCGTTATTAATAATCGGGTCAATTGCAGGTGGGGCCTGTTGGCTTCCACTATCATCAAGAGCTCCTTGTAGGCTCTCCTCATGCTTTTGCAATAACTCTTCTTCTAACTGCGCAGCGCTCTTTTCGCCACCACTTGTAACTTCTCTTACTGTTAATTCCATTTTATTTAATTTTTACAAAGTTATATATTATTTTTTTAATCATTAACGAGGCTCAAATTCTGCCAAGTCAAAGCCATCAAGGGAATCCTCATTCGATTCGAAATCAATAGGAGGAAGATTGTTTTTTCTCTGATTAATCAATTTAGATTGCTCTGAGTTCTGCTGACTAATACGTTTAGCCTTAGCGTCTTCCTTTTCTTTTTCTCTCTTGTCGATACCCTGTACTTCAACGCCTTTAAGTTGCATTTGCATCTCAAACTCAGCCTGCATTAACTGTTGTTTAAGCACAGCCTCGTTTTTCATCTTCTCAATCTCGAATGCCACCTCTGCCTGCTTAACCTGCATCTTAGCCTGAGCCTCTGCCTGTATCTTAGCCATAGCTGTCTGAGCTGCCATCTGTTGAGACTGCATATTCTGCTGAGCTGTAATAGCCTGCTGTTGCATAGCCATCTGTTGCTCCATCTCTTGCTTCTTAGTTCTCTTAACCTTTAAGAGTTGGTTAGCCAACTTGATATTCTTAAGCTCACGAATGTCAATCGCATCCTCAAGGTTAATGTCACCTTTAGAAAGAGCAATTTGAATGTTCTGCTCAAGCTGTGCTTTCTGCTCCTCATCCGGAGAGATGTCAATGAATATACCAAAATCATATACATATAGGTCTTTAATTTCGTTTAGTATAGAGACATTGTATTTACCAATCTTATTGGCAAAGTCGTCTCTAAAGTCAGCATACTCTAAGATATCTGCAATTCTATATGTCAGTGCCTCAGCAATGCTCTTAAACATAAACAAACTTGCGTCAAGCATGTGACGTGTAGCTGTGTTTGAGTTTAATGCCGCTAACTTCTGAACACCAATCAATGCTCGTGGGTCCGGGTCAGAGCCATCACGTGCCTCGTTAAGACCGGTTACCGAACGAATCATGTCCATGTAGTGGTTGTAGTTTCCAATAAGCATCTGTGTCTTAGCTGCTCCTGAGTTACTGTTAAGCTCTTGGATAGGAACTCTTGCATTATTAAACTCTCCCTCTCCGGTATAGCTACGACCAATTACACTACCCGTTTGGAAGTATAGTCTTAGCGCATCCTCAGGATTATATGCCTGTCCTGTACCAAGGTCAACCTCACTTAATCCATCAGCATCAATAAATACCCCATCAGGTACAACCCTAGAGATAACTTGCTGAAGCTTTAAGTGTGTCAGCTGAATAAGGTCAGCAAAAGGAATCATACGTCTAACTAATGACTCAATAACACCCTTATACATACGTGGCGCACACGCAACGTAGTTAGGAAGTGCATGCTGAGATGAAGACTTTGGTCTAACCATGTTATGTGCCATCTCCCACTTAAGCAAGATGTTTGTACCCATGACCATTACGCCATCGTACCACACGTCAATTGTTTTCTCTACTTTCTCGAATCTTCCTTCTTCCATCATTTCCATTGGAGGATTGAAGGTCTCATCTTTCTCAATCATTCTTACACCACCATTGTCAAGAACCTTTCTCTTGTAAACAATTTTCTTAGTGGTCTTATAGTTGAAATATAATAGTGTACATGTATCTCTGTAGAAGATATTATTCTCGTAGTACTGAGCTACATTATAGTAGTCATACCAACTTTGGCTGTACTTAGATATCTTCTCTAGGTCCTCACGTGTAAGTGTAGGGTCAATCTTTAATAACTCTGTAATCCCAAGGGTCTTAATCTCTCCCCAATAGAAACAGTCAGCAAAGTACGGGTCTTCCGTATAGCTGTATACAATATTTGCCGGGTCAACGTAAGATATCTGAACTCCTGAGCCAAGAAGAAACTCGTGCTTCTGCACAGCAAT